AAGCCCCGCAGGTGATTTCCCTCTCCGTCGGCCTCGTTCGGGGGTGTCGCGGGCGTATCGGGTTGCTTCGTATCGGGGCGCGGAGCATCGGCGTCGTAAGGAGTTCTTCCGCGGGGTGGTCGCTGGGGGAAGGTGTAGGTGTGCGCGGGGTTCGGCGTGTCTGTTCGCGGTTGGTGGTCTGGGTGGGTTTATTGAGCCGGGTTCGAGCTGGGATCTCGGCCATGCCGATGGGGAGTCGGTCGGTGGGCCGGAGCATGTGCGCTGTAATCGGGCGGCTGGTGGTCGTCGTTCGATCAGGCTTCGTCACCGAAGGGTGTCGCTGGTTCTTTGATGGTGGTTCCGCGTGTTGGTTGGGTTCCGCCGCACGCCACGTCTTTGGGTCGGGATGCCGCGGACTGGTGGTGTGCTTATGGTGGCCGGTTGTTCGATTGGCAGCGTGATGTGCTCGACGCGTTTTTGTCGGTTGGTGAGGATGGCCGGTGGGCGTCGTCGAACGACGGGTTGTGTTTGGCGCGCCAGAATGGGAAGGGCGTGGTGTTGCAGGTTATTGAGGGGTTCGCGGCGTTCGAGCTCGGGCTGCCGGTTGTGATGCACACCGCGCATGAGTTTCCGACGTCGACTGAGCATCAGTTGCGGTTGATGGCGTTCATTCAGGACTCGCCCGAGCTCCACGCTCGAGTGAAGGACAAGGGTGGCTATAAGACCGCGAACGGTCAGGAGTCGATCAATCTGAAGTCGGGGGCCCGGATTCTGTTTAAGGCTCGGACGAACCAGGGTGGCCGTGGCTATTCGGGGGATTTGTTGGTGTGGGATGAGGCGATGAAGTTGCCGACGGCGACGGTTGCGGCGCAGAAGCCGATGTTGCGGGCGTCGCAGTTCCCGATGGGCCAGAAGACGATTTACGCCGGCAGCGCGGTTGACCAGGAGTCGCATGAGCATGGCGTGCCGTTCGCCCTGATTCGGGAGCGTGGGTTGGAGCGGAACCCGGCCGTGTGTTACTTCGAGTGGTCGGCACCGTATGGGCACCCTGGCGAGATGAGCTACGAGGTTCTGTCGGACAGGTCTTGGTGGCCGGTCGCGAACCCGTCTATGCCGGAGGGTCTCATCTCGGAGGATTACATGGCGGACGAGGTCGACACGATGCCGGCCAGGACGGTGGCGGTGGAGCTCGCGAACGTGGGGGATTGGCCGCGCACCGATGGGCTCGAGCAAGGGGTGATCACGGCTGCCGCGTGGGACGCGTGTTTGGACGAGGGGTCGGAACTGCAGCCGGGGTTCGTGCTGGTGTACGACGTGAGCCCGGAGCGGCACACCACTATCGCCGCGGTGGGTTTCAACCAGGCCGGGAAGTTCCACGGTGAGGTGCATGAGCACCGGCCGGGCACCAGTTGGTTGCCGGCGCGGCTCGCTGAGATGGTTGAGCGCGGCACCCCGGACGGGGTGTATTGCGACGGTCTTGGGCCGTCGGCGTCGATGATCAAGGACTGTGACGCGGCCGGCGTGACCGTGGAGCCGGTGGACACGAAGGATCACACCCGTGCGTGTGGTCGGCTCGTCGACCTGGTCGCTGAGGGCGGGTTGGCTCACCTCGGGTCGCAGGAACTCAGGGACGCCGTGTTGGGTGCGGCGCAGCGTCCGGTTGGTGATTCGTGGGCGTGGTCACGGAAGAACTCTTCGGTGAACATTGCGCCGCTGGTGGCTGTGACGTTGGGGGTTGGCATGGCTGAGCGTTACGCCGGGGTCGGGGTTTTCTAGATGGGGCTCGGGAAGTACCTACGCCCAGGGTGGGCGTCGCCGCAGCCGCTCGAGCGCGTGACGATCATTGACCCGCCGGACTTGATGGAAGGCACGTCGATGTCGTTGTGGAACTCGATCCTGCCGAACTTCTACGCGGACATGGACGGTTCGACCCTGGTCGGGAACGCCGACCTCGTCGACCGAACATGGGTGGCGGCTGTGTGTCAGGACTTGAACGCTTCGCAGATCGCGGCGATGCGGATTGAGTGGCACGGCCCTCCGGGTGTGGATGAGCCGGCGTGGGTGTCGTCGCCTGACCCGGCGCAGTTCCCGAACGGGATCGGTGACGCCCTGTATGCGATCAACGACCAGATCGACGGTTGGGGCTGGTCGCTGCAGTACGTCACCGACTTCTACGCCAGCGGATATCCGCGAAGGTGGACGGTGATCCCCTCGAGCGCCTGTACCCCGAGGTTCAACGACCTGGGGCAGCGCGAATACAAGCTCGGGGATCGGTTCCTTGACCCGTCGAGAGTTGTGCAGATCGACAGGAACCCGACGACGAAGGCGCACGGCACGTCGGCCCTGTATGCGTTCGCGCAACGCGCCTATTCGCTGCTGGCGGCAGGCAACAAGTCGTTGTCGGTGTCGCAGGACGCGTTCCCCGCCGGGTACCTGAAAACAGACGCGAGGCTCACGTCTGATCAGGCTGCTGCAGCGCAGGCGGCGTGGATGGCGAAGACCACCACCCGTGCCGGCGGAACCCCCGTGCTGGACACAACATGGAGGTTCGAGACCTCGGGGATTGACCCGGCAAGCCTCTCGCTGCTGGACACCCAGAAGTGGGACGCCACGGTTATCGCGAACGCGTATGGGGTGCCAGCGCCGATCCTGAACATGGCGCTAGAGGGCGGCTTGACGTATCAGAACCCCGAGGCGCTGATGCGGATGTGGTGGCTGACGAGGTTGCGTACCAGGTCGAAGCGGATCATGGACGCGTTCTCGTCGCAGATGCTCCCGTCTGGTCAGGCGGTGACGCAGGACGCTTCGGACATCACGGTTGAGGGTTCTGTTGAGGCGAACGATGATCCGCAGCTTGCGCCTGGTGGGAAGGCTTCGCCGGCGCAGCAGCCGGGCGGACTGACAGCTATCGGAGGTGGCAGAACATGACCGAACCGCTACTGAGGGCGATCCCCGAGGCCGCGGTCGCGGTCGAAGGACGCACCGTCGACGTCAGGGTCGTCCCGTTCGACACGGTTGCGACCGTCGCTGACCCGCCCAACTTCGTGCCGTATCAGGAGGAGTTCCTGCGTGGCTGCTTCGACCACCAGTTGAACGCCGCCAACAGGATCAGGGCGAACGTCGACCATGAGAAGGGAATCGCGAACGTGGTCGGTCACGGCGTGTCGCTTAGGGAGGAATCCGACGGCTACCACCTCACCGCCACGATCCACAAGACCGCCGCCGGCGACACCACCCTCGAGCTACTGAGGGCCGGTGCGCTACCCGGTGTCAGCGCCGAGTTTTACGAAGCCAAGAACGTCAGGCGCGGCGGCGTGATGCAACGCGCCAAGGCGCACCTGTTCGCGTTCGCGTTCGCTGCTAAGGGCGCGTACCGCGGTGCGGACGTCCTCGCCCTCCGAGCGGAGGAGCAGGAGGAACCACAGACTTTGGATGCCGAGTTGTTCCCGGCACCCATCGACCCTGAGCTTGTGGAGCGGCTGCGAGCGAAGGGCATCAAGCTACCCAGCCGCTATGAGGCGCACCCCGCACCAACGGACACCCCGTCGGCAGACGGCACCTCCGATGACGGCACCCGCCAAGCAGAGGAGTTCGCTGACTACTACGTCGCGAACCACGCCAATCCGTCATTGAAGGAGTAGAGATGAACGAGTCACAGGCCGAGCGCACCCTCGCGCTGAGGGTTGACGCACGGGATCAGGTGCACGGGAAGATGGAGCAGATGCTTTCCGAGCTCAACGGCGACACCCCGTCGCCCGAGGCAAACGAGCAGCTCGCGAAGTACCGCAGCGACCTCGCCTATTTCGACGAGGAGATCAAGACGTGGGACGCACAGGTCGAAGCCGACCGTGCCGCACGGAAGGCATCCGACGAGATGCGTCGCCGCACCAACGCGTTCCACGGCAAGACCGACGTCGGCTCAGACGGCGAGCCGCTGTACCGCACGCTGGGGCAGGTCGCGATCGACCAGATCCTCACGTCGCAGAACCGCCATGCCCGCGCCGCCGTCGGTTCGCAGGGTGTCGACCAGCAGGAGATCGAGCGGGCATCCGAGAGGCTGAAGTCGCTCGAGCGGACACCCGCCACCACGCTGTCCTCGGACATCGCGGGTCTGACGCCTCCGCAGCACATCGCGGAGATCTTCCAGGTCATCAACGCCGACCGGCCCCTCGTGGACGCCGCACGCAAGGTCGACCTGCAGAACATCACCTGGACGTACCCGCAGGTCGACGCAACCCCGGTCGTGGCCGCACAGGGCACACAGAAGACCGAGGCAGGCAACACCGGCCTCGACGTCACGATGGTCACGAAGACGGCAACCACCTACCTCGGCGGCGGAAACCTGTCGTGGCAGGCCATCTCGTTCTCGAACCCGTCCGCCTACGACCTGTGGTTCCGCGAGATCGCGGCCGACTACGCGCTCAAGACCGAGACGGACGCCGCAACCGTCGTGTCCGCGTCCGCGTTCCTGAACAACATCGCGAGCACCATCGCCACAAGCGCCGACTTCGCCGCGTTCATGGCTGGCGTCGGGGCAGGGTACGGCGAGGTGTACGCCAACTCAGGGCGGATCGCCAACGCGATCATCATGGCACCCGACAGGTTCGGGTATCTGCTCGGGATGACGTCCGCCGCGATGAGCCAGTTCGTCGACGTCGGACAGTCCGGCATCTT